TGTGGAAGCTTTAAGCACTCAGCGGGGAATGGACATTACACAAAGATTTTTACTCAGCCATCAAACTTTTATGGTCATCGATGAATCTACAACCATTAAAAATCCCAAAGCCATTAGAACTAAAAATATTATTAAAATGAAAGACAGGGCAAAATACAAAAGAATTTTAACAGGGATGCCCGTTACAAAAACCCCCTTGGATCTATACTCACAATGTTATTTTTTAGATCCTTACCTATTGGATTTTTCTTCCTATTATGCATTCAAATCTCGTTACACTATTTCAAGGAAAGTGCATTTGCCCGGAAGGCATTCTTTTGATCAAGTGTTAAAGTATATTAGATTGGACGAATTAAATAAGACACTGGAGAAATTTTCCACGAGGGTTCTTAAATCCGACTGCCTGGATCTGCCAGAAAAAATTTATTTAAAAAGAAACATTCAGCTTACACCCGAACAACAAAAAGCTTATTTGGAAATGAAGAAGTATGGAATTGCCCTACTAGGAAAAGGACAAACAATGTCCGCGGTAAATGCCCTGGCGCAACTCATACGGCTACATCAGATTACATGCGGTCACGTCAAAACAGATGATCAGCAAATTCGCTCCATTAAAAATAATAGAATCGAGGAGCTCCTTTCCGTCCTGGAAGAAACTAATGATGAAAAGGTAATTATATGGGCCGTTTATCGCTATGATATCCAAGAGATTGAAAGGCAGTTGCGTAAAAAATATGGGGCTGAAAGTGTGGTGACCTTTTATGGCGATACTAAGGCAGAAACACGGCAAGAAATTGTTAATGAGTTTCAAGACAAAGATTCTCCTTTGCGTTTCTTCATCGCTAATCCTCAGACAGGTGGTTATGGATTAACATTGACAGCCAGCCATACCGTTATTTATTATAGCAACAGTTATGACTTGGAGATTAGAATGCAATCCGAGGACCGCGCCCATAGGATCAGCCAAACAGAAAAAGTAACATACATTGATCTGATTGCTGAAAAAACAGTTGATGAAAAAATTGTTAAAAGTTTACGAAATAAAATTAATCTGGCAACAGAAGTACTAGGAGAGGAAATGAAACAATGGCTCGTATAATAGAGAAACCAAATAGTTGGTACAAGAAAGAAAGGAAAGAAGTGGAGTTCACCAAAAGAAAATGCCTTCCGTGCGGGAAGATGTTTGATAGTTGGGGAGTGGGTAATAGAATTTGCAAAGAATGCAAAACAAGTTCCGCCTACAAGGACGCCATTAATACCACTTCGATAAAACTGTGATGCCTAAAAAAACATTAAAAGAAAGAATTCTTAAAAGTTTGCTAGATGTAGGTGAAAAAGCCTTACGTGATCCTCGAACCCATCGAGAGCTCGTGACACGCAAACGTTGGGAACGTTTAAAATACATTTGGGAAAAAAGATATGAAACTAATTAAAAAATATAAATATAAAAAATTTAACCGCATTGACGGGGAAAAGCGTGTGTATCAAACAGGGAAAATAAAAGTTCCCTCGGTCACTACCATCCTAAAGCAAACTCAATCTGAGGAAAAAACCAAGTCCTTGGAAAAATGGAGAAAACGTGTTGGGAAAAAGGAAGCGGATAAAATAAGGGATGACGCTGGAGCTCTGGGAACGGCTCTTCATAAATGCTTAGAAAAATATATTCTTAATAAAAGAGATTTAAAATATTTTGATGATACTCCCTTAGGAAGGCGCGCACGAAAAATGGCTAATATTATCATTGGCAGAGCTTTCTTTAATATTGATGAAGTATGGGGATGCGAAGTTCATTTGGCGGGAGAAAATTATGCGGGAACAACAGACGTGGTTGGAATCTTTGACGGCAAACCAGCCATCATCGATTTTAAGCAAACCAACAGGCCAAAACGCGAAGAATGGATCGAGGACTATTATCTTCAATTAACCGCTTACGCCCTGGCGCATAATTATTCCTTTGGAACAAATGTTAGCCAAGGCTATATTTTAATGTGCAGCCGTGAAGGATATTTTCAGCAATTTCATTTAACACCGGATATGTTTCCTGTGTATTCAGAGAAATGGAAAAAAAGACTCGAGGATTATTATGCGTGAGTATGTAGTTTATGGACAAAAATATCCTTGGATTCCTGGTGAGTATAGAAGTGATCATGATCCAGATATAGATGCATCTAATATTTTAGAAGCAGTGAAAAAATATAATGAAAAACCTCGAAATGAATTTTACGCGTACAGTGCCCGTTGCACCATGTGGAGTGAATCCTGGCATTTATCTAGTGCAGATTTCAAACGTATGAGAACAACTCGTTTCTGGAAAAAGAAAAAAGAAATGGAAGAATTGGAAAAAAATAATCCTCATTTAAAATTCTCTATGTGGAAAGATAAAAACACAATTTTAAAGAACTCTGAACCTGTTGAAATTTTAAAGGAACGTTTTTATATTTATTTTTTAATTCGAGAAAATGAAATAGTTTATATTGGACAAACCGATAATTTTGTCACGCGCTTAAAAAATCATCAAAAAAGAATAATCTTCGATCGTTACTCCATTCAACATTGGGAAGGCACTCTAGAAGAAGTTAAACTTATAGAAAGTCAATTAATTTTACACCACAAGCCTTGTGAAAATAAGAATTCAAAATGAGTGAATTTATTTTTGGTCCTCCTGGCACAGGTAAGACAACCACCTTACTGGACATCGTTGATAAGGCAATGGCGGAGGGGACGAACCCGAATGAAATAGGATATTTTTCTTTTACCCAGAGAGCGTCAAAAGTATCCATCAAGCGAGCTGTGAAAAAATTTAACAGGAAGTATAAAGATTTTCCATATTTTAAAACACTGCACGCCTTAGCCCGATTCTGTCTCCACCTGGATCGCACATCCATTCTGCAAGACCACGATTACGCGGAGTTCTCCGATCTCATCGGATGGAAGATTCATAATCCCAACAGGCACGTGGAAGAACTGGGAATCCCTGTCTATGAGGATGTCCATCTTTCGCTGATTGATAAATACCGCATTAAAAAAACTTCTTTATACCAAGAATTTAAGGAACACGGGCATTTAGAAGGGGGATGGAAAAAATTAGACAAGCTTGACCGAGGATATGCATCCTTCAAGAAAGCGCGTCAACTCTTTGATTTCACTGATATGATTTCCACCCTGATTAATGAAGAGCACAAGATTCCAACCTTTAAAGTTTTAATCATTGATGAAGCCCAAGATCTGAGTAAACTGCAATGGGAGCTCGTTGATAAACTCATCGAGCGCTCTGAGAAAGTATACATCGCGGGGGATGATGACCAGGCCATTTTTAGATGGGCCGGAGCTGACGTCCAAGAGCTGCTGCTAAGAGCCAATGACTCCAGCAACACGAAAAGCGTGCTTCATCAATCCTTCCGCATTCCTTCCAGCATTCATTCCTATGCGACAGCTTTAATTAATAAAAATAAAAATCGGGAACCTAAGGTGTGGAGTCCGCGCCAGGCGAAGGGACGAATCATTTTCCCTAATTATAAAGATCTTTCTTTATTTAGAGAGGGGAACTGGCTGTTGCTCGCATCCACTGGATATCAACTGGATAAACTTTGTTCGGAAATGAAGCACCAGGGAATTTATTATAACCGCAAAGGATTTTTTTCCGTCTCTGAGGAATCCATTGAAGCAATGTTCCTATGGAACAGTTTGGTGGAAGGCAATTCCATTTCCTTAAGCGATGTTAATTTAATATATAAATACATCAGTTCTAAAGTAGGACTAAAATGGGGCGCCAAGCAAATGGAAGGGACCGTTGAGGAAGATACTTTCACATTTGAAAAATTAAAAGGACAGCACGGATTGCTTATTCCGGAAAGAACACCGTGGACCGCGGCCCTGGATCGCATCAATGATAGAGAAAAAAGAACAATTCAATCTTTATTAAAAAATAATGAAGATCTTAAAAAACCACCGCGCGTCACCGTTTCTACTATTCACGGAGCAAAAGGTGGCGAAGCTGATAAAGTTATGTTATTAACTGACATCTCAAGAAAGGGATTGGATGCATATTATAAGAATGCAGAAGAGACAAGAAAGGTTTTTTATACGGGAATGACAAGAGCGAAAGAAGAGCTCTATGTAATGGCACCGGAAACTGAAATAGAATTTGGAGAAATACGTTATGAACAGCAAAAGCGCAAAAGACAAACAAATAATGGGAAGTCATTACAAGGATTGCCCCATTCAACCTATTGATTATATCATGGATAATAAGTTAGATTGGTGTGAAGGAAATATTATTAAATACGTTACTCGTCATAATAAAAAGGGAGAAGGTAAAAAAGACATTGAAAAAGTAATTCACTACGCTCAACTTTTACTGGAGAAAAAATATGGAAAACGTTGAATGGCTTCCACCAGAAAGATTACCTGATTTTACTGACGCAAAGGAAATAGCTATTGATTTAGAGACCTATGATCCAGGACTCAAAACTAAAGGCCCTGGCTGGGCTCGTAATGAAGGAAAGGTTGTAGGAGTTGCATTAGCTGTTGACGGATGGAAAGGATATTTTCCTGTAGCTCACGAAGGAGGAGGAAACTTCGATGCAAAATTTTTAAAGCAAAGTCTTAAACCTATGTTATCTTCCAATGCTGCTAAAATTTTTCACAATGCATCTTATGATATAGGATGGTTGCGCCGTTGGGGACTGGAAGTTAAAGGACGTATCATTGACACGATGATTGCAGCTCCTCTCATCGATGAAAATCGCACGTCGCGTGGACAGCATTATAGTTTAAATGACTTGTCTAAAGACTATCTAGGAGAAAAGAAATTAGAAAATGAACTATACTCAAAAGGACTGGAACATGGTGTGGACCCAAAAGGTGAGATGCATAAACTGCCAGCAATGATAGTAGGCCCATACGCGGAAAAAGACGCAGAGTTAACATTGAAATTATGGCAATCCTTCCAAAAAGAAATTGTTAAACAAGAGCTCATTAATGTTTTTGATTTAGAGACAGATCTACTTCCTATCTTAATTGATATGAAATGGAAAGGAGTTAATGTTGATTTAGAATACGCAGAAAAAATTAAAAAAGATTTAGCAAAAAAAGAAAAAAAAATACTTGAACAAATAAAAAAAGAAACAGGAGTAGCAGTTGAAATTTGGGCAGCAGTGAGTGTGGCCAAAGCTTTTGATGCAATGGGATTAAAATATGATCGAACAGAAAAAACAAACCAACCAAGTTTTCATAAACAATTTTTAGTTAATCATCCTCATTCTCTTCCTAAGATGATAGTGGACGCAAGAGAAATTAATAAAGCCAGAACAACTTTTATTGATTCCATTCTGCGCCATCAACATAATGGAAGAATTCACGCTGACATTAATCAATTAAAAACTGAAACAGGGGGAACCGTTTCCGGAAGACTTTCTATGCAACATCCTAATCTCCAACAAATCCCTGCGAGACACGCAGAATTAGGTCCTCTTATTCGAAGTATTTTTATTCCTGATGATGACTGTGAATGGGGTAGTTTCGATTATTCTCAACAAGAACCTCGGATTCTTTTACATTTCGCCGACGGCATTAATCACGGCGAGGGGTTGAAAGGAACAAAAGAATTAGTTGATCTATACCATTCTGAAGATCCTGACTTTCATCAAGCTGTAGCTGATATGGCTGGCATTGATCGTAAGACCGCGAAAACAATTAATTTGGGATTATCTTATGGAATGGGAAAAGCTAAATTAGGACACGAACTCGGATTGAGCGAGGGAGATACTAATGATTTATTTAGAAGATATCACTCCCACGTCCCTTTCTTAAAAAAATTAACAGAAGAAGCGATGCGCTGGGCGAATAGCAGTGGTTATTTACGCACACTGGAAGGAAGACGTTGTCGTTTTGAATTATGGCAACCAGCCACTTTTGAACTGCAAAAACCGTTGCCTTATAAAGAAGCGCACCAGGAATATGTTTTAAATCAACGTAAAGGATTAAAACGAGCATTTACTTACAAGGCTTTAAATAGATTAATACAAGGAAGCGCGGCGGACCAAACCAAAAAAGCAATGATAGCACTGGGAGAAATAGGAATCACCCCTCAAATTCAAGTGCACGATGAATTAAATATGTCCCTTCCTCTGGAAAATAAGGAAAAATTTATTTCTACAGTGAAAAACTTAATGGAAACGTGTGTGGAACTGAGAGTTCCTTCCAAAGTTGAACCTAAAACAGGAGAATCGTGGGGTCATCTAACGAAAATTATGCCTACGCCGCAGGACTCATAGACGGAGAGGGATATGTGGCAGTTGTCCATCGCTCTGATAGGCGTGCAGGAACACCTCTTATTATCGTAGAAATGAGCTCCTATAAGGTTATTCATTGGCTAAGAGACCTCTTTACCCTGGGAAGCATACATCGATGTAAGAAGCAAAAAAAACACCATAAACAAACGTGGAAATGGCAAGTAAAATATCGCCAGGCCCACAGCGTAGGACGAAAGATCTTCCCGTACTTGATTGAAAAAAAGGATAAAATGTACTGTATTATTCAATATTATCCAGAAAACGCTTGATTTTATCCCCAAAATATC